CAATAAAACGACCTCGTCCTTGTAGTCGTTTTGACGGGCTTCTAAAAGTTTGCCCTGGTAAGCTTCCTCACCACGAGCTTGTCGCTCGGCATGCAATACCTGTGCATCAGACATTGCAATTTTTGCCTTTTGTTTGTTAGCGTAAATTTTGCTTCCTGCGCTAATTGCTAATTTTAAGGCACTGAACCACATTGTTAAATTTCTCCTTCCGTCTAATACTTAAATAATCTATCATTTTCTGAACTGTGTTTAAAGCCCCCTTGCCGTTTATGCGCCATCTCCAGGTGTCTTTATGGTGTTTTTTGCGTCTTTTACACATATACATACACCCACCAAAATAATTATAAAAAAGTTGAACAACATCTTTATCAGTCATTTCTACAGTACAAGCAAAATATTTTCTAGTTTTCCACTTTGACCAAATACCAAAACTACCTTCTCCTTCAAACACGCCTGCTAAAAAAACTATTTTATTTTTTTCTGAGAGCTTATCGTACGGAGATAAGTTTTTTTGTGTAGGTTCCGACATTTTTGAATTTTTTCCTTTTAAGACCTTGTGGGTTGGGGCCTTTTAGTGGAGGGGGTCCAAATCGTATGCCACCGCTTAGACCTTTCATTTGACTAGATTTATTTTTTAGTCTGCTCAAGCTTTTGTCTCGCTACTTCTAATCTTTCGTCAGATTGTTGGTCTTGGGTTGCTAATCTATCGTATTCAAAATCAAGTCTTTCTGATGCTCTTTGATTTTCCATTTCTTGTTTGAATTGTGTTTCTTCAGCTTTTCTCTGCATGTCCATAGCTCTTAAATCAACTTCTTGTTGTTTAATTCTTACTAATGGATCTTGTTTAGCTGCGTTTGCCTGCATTTCAGTTTGTGCAAGCTCTTGTGTTATTTGTGCTGCACGTTTTGCAACTTCAGCATCGTACATAATTTTAAATTGTTCTGGATCTTGTTGTTGCATTTCTGCCATTTGAGGATTTTGAGCTATCATCTCATTAACTTCTTTTCTTGCTTTAAAAGATATGTGATCTGATACATGTGATTGCAATAATGCATACACCTGTGGGTTAATTTGAACCATTCTTGTAGCCATAAAAGCCATGTGAGCTGCTATGTGTGCATCTTGATCTTGAAATTCAAATGCAGTTAATAATTGCATTTGTAATGCACGTGCATTTTCTTTAGCAGGATCCATTGGTTCTGGTTGCTTAGGAGGTGGTTTAAGTAAAGTTTCTATCTGTTTAGTACCTAAAGCTTCGTAAACTCTTCTATAAGCTTCATGTAAATTATGAAGTTGTGGATTAGATGAAGCAACTTGTAATTGAGTTTGCGCAAGTGTAACTCTTTGTGACATAGACATAATATTTGGATCTGCAACAGGTAAAATATCTACTCTTCCATCAAAATCTTTAGCTTTAATTTGTCTTGGACCACCATAAACATCATATGGATATTCTGGTGGAAGAAATTCTGCGCAAATTCTAGATAAAATTTTAAATTCTAATCTCATTGCATAATAACAACGTTTATGAACACCACTCATAACACGTGAACCACGTTCCATAAGAGCAATAGTAGTACCCACAGCTCTGTTTTGTGTATCATTTCCTACGTTAGAATCTGTAATAGCAGCAAATTTTTGTCCTGCCTGTACTACAAAACCTAAAAGATTAAACAATGTTGTCGATGGTTCTGTAAACGGTAAATTAAAAAATTGGTCTCTTATGTTACCACCTGGTGCATCTACATCTCTAAACTCTCCTGGTTGTATAGGTTGATCGTCATCTCTAACTCTAATACCTCTAGATTTAAACCCAGCAGGTAAATTTTTTAAAGTTCCAGCATCAATTAATTGTCTAAGTGATTGAGTTGCAGCAGTTGATAAGCCGCCTATCATGTGTGTTAAACCAAAACCATAAAATCCTAGTCCTGGTAAAAATTTATAATGAACAAAATATTCTACTCTTGAATAATTTAAATCACCCGGTGCATAGTTTCTGTAAATAGATAAAATTTCTCCGCTTCCTTCATCTATAGTAACTACATAAGGAATTTTTATTTTTTTAGCTTTGTCATCAAAATCTTCATATTCATCTAAACTTAAATCTACATGCATTTCTAAAATTGTATGTAAATAATCATCACCAGTTTTTTTAACTCCTTCAAGTTCATGTAATTTTTTCTGTAATTGATCTGGTTCAGGTTCCCCTTCTGAAAGTTCTATGTCTCTATAAAATCCAGCAGCCATTTTTTTAACTACTTCATTTTTTGTCATTTTAATGACATGAGTAATTCTTTCACAATCTTTTAAATCAGAAGCATAGTATGGAACTACTAATTCTTCGGCAGGTATAAATTTAGAGACAGGTCTTTTTAATAATTCATCGTAATATATTTTTTTAAAAGTGCTACCGGACAATGGTAAATAGAAAAGCATTTGATCCATGTCGGTTGTAAATTCTTCCATTTCTTCCATAAGAAGAAAATTCATATACTCTTTTACACGTTCTGCTTGTTGTTCAATTGCGGGTGTTTTAAGTCCTACAGTTTGTGTTCTTACTGGTCCATCAGATGGAACTAATTCTTTATATGCTTGTGCTTGAAATTGTGTAGTTGCTTCTGCAAGCATTGGGTGAGTTACGTTTGAAGCACCTTTAAATGGACGTGTAACATTTACATATTTGGTTCCTAGTAAATCTAAACCTTTAATGTAAGCATCTTCCCAATCTTTTCTTGAACCTTTATCTTTTTTATAATCTTGAATTAATGTAGATGACATTTCTCTAAGAGTTCGTTCATCCATGTTTTCTGCAAGATTAGCATTAAACTCATCATTAGGTGATTCTTCAATTACTTCTTCATCTTCTACACTAATGTCTATAGGCATGCCATCAGGTTGAGTAGATTCTTCAGTAACCTGTGCTTCCTCTTCAATAATTTCGTTATTCTTTTCAACAGCCATAATTAATTATACCTTCTCTCTTTGAATATATCTACCACAAGACCACCAAGAGCTTTATAAGTTTTTTGTGTATTTCTCATAGCTGGCATTACTCTAATCGCAAAAGCATCAAAATACAACCTTGGATCATTTTCTAAGATAAGTTTATACCCTTTTGTTGGATCTTTTACAGCATCCTCATGATAGGTACTTGTTATTTTTTTTCCTTTTAACGGATGGCTTTCTTTTATAGGTGCTTTAGGCGATGCTGCTGATTTATATTCAAATCCTTCCTTTGCAATTTTTTTATATGGTAATTTAGGATCGGATAAAGATATTTTTATTGGACCCGCCTTAGAATTATAAAATCTTGATAATTTTTTCATAATCTCTGGCACAATAGCTTTACCTTGTTTACCAATACCTTTACCAGATGCATAGCCATAAACTCTTTCATTACCAGCTGCAAATCCTTGTCTAAAACTAACTTTATCAAAAGGAGCGATAGCAACATAATCAGCTCCTTCACGTGCTGCTTTTTGAATAAGATATTTTACTGCATGATCAGAGTATGCATCTGCTTCTATTAAAGGAAAAAAATCGTATTTATCACCTCTTCTTTCGGTAATTAATTTAAATTTTTTATTTATGTCAGCTAAATTTTTACTTAAAAAATTAACACGTCCTGAGTCTTGTGTAGCTATTGCTTTATTAAGATCGTCCATTAAACCGGCTCTTTGTGTCACTAACATTTTTAGTTCTAAATCAACTTGGAACGGATTAAATCTTTTTTCTCCTCCCAATTGCTGACCTTTAGTTAAAGCTCTTGCAATCTTTTGATTTAAATCAGATTGTATTTCATTAATCATAAATACTTTTTTACCTTCTGGAGTAAATCTTGTATCCCAACGAACGTGATAAATATGATTTGTTTCCTTTGGAGGTAAATCACTAAAGTGACCTCCTCTGGCAAATGGTCTTTGGTTAGTAGGTATTGCATCATCTAACACCATAACTGTTTCTCGATAATCTTTTCCGCCTTGTAAAGTGTAAGGTGATTCATTTTGGTAAACAGTTTTAGAACTTTTCATAGGTGCTGAAGCTTCATTAACTTCACCTAAAACTTTATTCATTACTTTTCTATCTTCTGGCCTCATTCTGATACTGTTTCTGACTGCTTTAATTTCTTCTGATAATGCTGTTAAAGCTCGGCTACTTTGATCATTTTTCAAACCACGAAGTTTATAAATCACCTCATCGATACCCTCTGTAATTTCAGAAGAACCTCTAATAGTTGAGGTTGCATAATTTTTTTGAATATTTTTAAGTTGATCAGTTGCTGTTCGAAGAGTGGTGTCTAATTTTTCTTGAGCACCTTTTGGCATTCCTAATTCAATAGGTCTTAACCTATTTACAGGATTAAGTTTAATCATAGCACCTACTTCATTTGCATCTAGTTTTAAACCAAACTTTTTTGCTGCATATAATAGACCACCTGTTAAATCACCAGCTTCATTAAAAATTGCTAAATTAGAATCGAATAATTCTTCTTTTGAAACATTTACTTCTTTACCTGCAAATGGACCACGATCGTATTTAAATCTTTTTTGATCTCTAATAGTTTGAGTAATTGGTTTACCAAACATTTCTAATTTGATCTGTCTTGTACCAGTCAAATGATCTATCCATTCGTCTGCTGTATATTTACCAGCACCTTTTCTCATTACCCAATCATATGTAGAGGAACCAAAAGCAGGAGCAACATCATCTCCCATATGAAGTTCTTTTGTTACTTTTCTTACAATAGGCGGATTTCTTATTTCACGCAAAGCTAACTCTTGTCCAGTTTGCTGTGATGGTTTTGGAGTGTAAGTTATCTGTTTGGTTTGTTGTCCGGTAGCCGGTGTAGCTGAAGGCTTTTTAGCCTTCATTAGTTCCTTACCAAACTTTAAAAGACCCTTTAGGGACATTAGTCCCCCTAATATGTTTTAGTCGGAAAATTCTTTCCTATTTTAGTTTTAACGGTTACCGAACCACCTATAGTCATTTTTTGTTGTTTTGCCATAGCACTCTGTTGTTGTGCTTGATTTGCTAAGGTAGATCTAGTAGGTTTTCCTCGTCTTCGTCTACGAGTAAATCCAGCATATTCTGCTTCCTTTGGTGTGTAAACACCAACATTCATTCCTGGATATTTGTCTTTTACTTTTTTTGCTTCTTCTTTAAGATTAGACCAATCAGTAGTTTTTTTTCCAACTCTTAATCCACCGCTTCGAGTTCTTCTTTCACCAAATATATATCTAGTTTCTGGATCATACGCATCTGATTGTGTTGTTAATCTTTTAACATTTTCAGTTTGCTCAGCTCTTTTTTCATTCATAGCTGTTTCAAGTGGTTTTTTACCAGTACCAATTTTGTAACCTCTAGGCCTCATCATCATGCCACCACCCATTTTTTTAGATGATTTAAGAGTATCAATTATTCTTTTTGACATATTCAAAGCTTTTCCTCTTGGATCTGATGGTAAAAATCCTTGTGCTGCTCGTTTAGCTTTAGCTGATTGTATTGCTCTTTCTGCATTCTTAATATCTCTTTCAGTAAGTCTATCTTTGTCTTTTTGGATACCCATATCAGCACCACCACCTTTGGTGTACCTCTTCATCATGCCACCACCCATTTTTTTTGAAATATCTTTCTTACCTATTCCTTTTATAAAAGGGAATTTACCAACTTCTTTAACACCTTTTTTAAGTAATGGTAAAGGTAAACCTTTTTTCCTCGCATAAGCTGCTAATCTTCCCTCTCTTGCCATAATAGGTTTGTTCATCATGCCACCACCCATTTTTTTCTTAGGTGTGCCATCTTTATTCTTTTTCATTTTAGATTTTAAATATTGGTGTGCAGCGATTCCCGCACCAGCGATACCTAAAGCTATTTTTCCATATTTAGATGCTTTAGCGGCTCTGCCTAAAGCAGATCCTGCACCAGAAAGTGTTATTCTTCTTTCTAAAAACGGAGCACCTTTTTTTCTTGGGTTCCCAAGATTCGTTGTTTTTTCAGGATCAGCAAGTTTCATTCTTCTTTTAATAAATTCACTTCCGCCTGTGCCACTACCTTTGCCTCCACCTGCTGTAGCTGCTTTTAAACCTG